TCGAGCCGAATACCTCTACCCTCTGGTCATAGCCGTAAGTGGCCTTTCTGCAATTGTTGATCGTTGCGATGACACCGTTTGCGAAGCTGAGAATTATTATTGCGCTATCGATATCGCCTGCCTTGCCGATTTCTGGATCGACCACGGGGCGCGCGGGTTCTGGTTCTGGTTCTGGGTCGGGATCTGGATCTGTTTCGGGTTCTGACTTGGCCAAGTCAGCCGCCGCCAGTTCGCCCAGCATATCGACCGGGACCATCTGGCGCTGCATGAACGCCTTGTCGCCGCCAGGCGTAGGACCAAGCCCTTCACGGCCACGCGCTTCGTCAGGAGTCAGCAAGCCGCCCTGGACAGCCTTGGCCAGACCGTCGATGCGGCCAACAAAGTCAGTGCGCAGCAAGGCGGAGGTGTCCAGTTCGATATACTCATTGAGTCCAACCCCGAACAGTTTGTCCAGTTCGCGCTCGGTATGCTCAAGGTAGGAGCCAAGACTGATCGACAGGAAATACTGGATGAGGGTCTCGGTGTTGTTGAGGGTCGCGCCGCCCAGTTCGCCAACCAGTGCAGGCGGCACACCGTAAACGCGGCAGATTTCCTCGATGGACATACGCTGCGCTTCGACCAACTGCGCGTCTTGACTGTCGATGCCAAGCTGCTGGAACTTGAGGCCGTTGGACAGGATCGGCATCCCGCCCTGCGCCCATAGCTTGCTCTGCGCATCGAACACTTCCCGCAGGCGGGCCATCTGTTCCTTGGTCAGAGTCTGGTCGGTGGACAGGACACCGGAAGGCCGGTTCATGCTTTCAAAGAAGATGGTCTGCGAGCGGGACAGCGCCACGTTGATACCGATGGCCATGGCCGCCGCCTTGATGGGCGTTTCCCCGATCAGCGGATGGCGCGGGGTGTGGAACCGCAGGTGCAGGATATCGCGGGCCGGAGCCATCATGGCTTCGTTCTGCGCCAGGTCGTTTTCCCCGATCTGGTAGTAAATGCTGCCATCCTCGGCAACGTAGGGCGTGACCGTCCCCTTGGGTAGCGGATGGATGGCTTTCACTTCCTGCCGGTCGTTGCGCACGGCCAGCGCGAAGGACTCACCCTCGAACAGCGTCTCTGCCACCAGGTTCAGCAGGAAGCCCGGTGTGGTCTGGTAGTCATTCGGGCGTTTCAGGACGCGGTAAGCCGCGCTGGTGGTGATCTCGTCGATTTGCTTGCCGGTCTCCCGGACGTGCTTGGGATAGCACTGGCTGATGGCGCGGGCGATGGCCATGACGCAGGCGTAAACCGTGGGAACGTGCCTAGCCTGGTAGCCGGACACGTCCAGGTTGCGCTGCCAGCCATCCTCAAGCCGGCCAAGCTGGAACAAGCCCCCAAGTTCCCCTTGACCCATGAAAGGCCCGCGCCATGCCCCCTCGCTGGCGACAACGGATTTGGTTTCAAGGCCAAGGTATGCCCTGGCCATATCAAGGAGTCCGGCGCGAGCCGCCATTAGATCTTCCTCGGACGACCGCGCCGTGCGGCGGTTACTTCCTTGGTTTCATAGGTGCCGTCAGAACCTTCCGCCTCATCACCTTCATCCGATACCGGGGCAGGTGTCGGCTGGACCGGAGCGCGGCGGGCAACCATGTCCTTGCGGCCCTGGCTGCGGAGATAGACCTGACTGTTGTGGCGGACCAGTTCCCCGGCCTTGATGCCGGCTGCGATGTCAGCAGGCGAAGCCTTTACCAGCCGTTTGCCGAACTTGCCTTGTTCAATGATGATCATTGGGTTCTTCTCCGTGAGGTCCCCTGCCGCCATTTGGGTAGCGGCAGGGGAACCAGTCATCAACCGGGAGGGTCGCGGGAACCCGGTTGAACCTTTGGGCCTTAGCCAGCGGTCCAGTCAGTGCTGTCAACCCACTGGGCGGCAGCCGCGTTGGTCTTGCCAAACGAGGTCTGGCTGACCATGCGGATGCCCAGGCTGTAGGTCTGCCACAGCGAACGAGCCGTGTAGCCCGCCGAGCCGGTGCCGGTGGTGCCTTCAACCTTGATGCCGCCATCGACGGCAACCCGACCGGGTTCTGCGCCAGCCGCACCCGAAGCGCCATAGTTGGCCATCGTCGGTGCAGTCAGGTCGGCATTGGCTTCGACCACCGTGGCGACATCGGAGACATCGAACTCGATGCCGCCAAGAGCCATGGCAACATAGGCTGCATCGACCATGATGGCCCGACGCTGCGGGACATGACCCGAAGCGATCACCGGGATACCCAGCAGGCGGCCCGACGACAGTTCATCGCGGAACGCGAAGTTGCCGAGCGGGTCGGACAGCATCGAGGCCGACAGGACATCCAGCTTGTTCAGCAGCAGGACCGGCGACTGGCCAAGGCCAACAGCCGACATTGCCGAGAGCATCGACAGGATATCCGCCTTGATGTTGTCGATGTCGCCACCCGTCCCAGCGGTCAGAGCGGCAACGCCGTTCAGCAGCGAGGCAGGGCGCACATTGGCAACCGCCGTGATGGCCGGGTTGATCAGCGCGTTATCCAGCACCTTGGCATAAGCCTTGCGCAGCCCGTTCTGGATCAGGGCTTCGATGCTGGGGGTCGAGCGGGAGACGATCTCGCGCGACATAGTGCTGATGGCAGCCAGCTTGTAGGGCGACAGCGTGATGCTGCCGAAGCCGAAGCTGGTCAGCGGGATTGCGCCCGCTTCACCCACCCAAGCCGGTTCAGACGGAGCCTGACCAAGCGGGTTTTCGGTCGGGATCTTGATCGAGTTGGCACCATCGAAGCTAAAGCTGTTGGCCCGCGAGGCAAGAGCCGCCGCGACCGAGACTTCCGCCATGCTTTCGATGAAGCCCCGCGTATCTTCCCGCACCAGCGCGCCGGCCCAAGCCGGAACGGTGGTCATGGCCGGGTTGACGGCGGTTTTCTCAACGAAGTCCCAGGTGGCCTTCACGCGCTCATCGTCGGCATAACGCTCCGCAATGACCTGTTCGGGCGACTTGCGCTCAACGTGGGCCAGCAACTTGGCAGTTGCGTGCTTCCACATGATCTCGCCGCCTTCCTTGGGATCGCGGAAGGTCTTGAGATTGGGCGCATAGGCCGGAGCCTGCGAGTTTTCGTTCACCGGGCGAGCGCGGGCTGCCAGGGCCTTTTCGGCCTTGTGCAGAGCGCCAACCGTGGCGGTCTTGGCTTCCACCTGGTTGGTCAGTTCTTCGACCTGGGCCAGCAGGGATTCTTCATCCGGGGCTGCTTCCAGGGCAGTCACGGCTTCGGTCAGGTTGTCCTTGAGGGCGGTCAGTTCGGTTTCTGCCGCTTCGATCTTTTCAGCAAGAGTGGTCATTTGCGTTTCCTTACAGTCAGGTTCGCCGTGGCTTGCGCACGGCGGGCTTTGGAGATTGCTGCAATGGCAGCGGAGGAAAGCCCGGACGCGGGCGAACACGGCTGTTCCTCGAACGACTTGAGGTCCACGCCGAATGACTTGGCAATGCGCTGGGCGTCCGGGTTAGCCGGGACAGCGACCAGGCTGCATTCCATGATGTCGATGGATTTGTAGTGGAGTCCGCCTTCCTTGTTGAAGGTGGCGGAGCCGACAAAGCCGATGGAGGCGGCCAGCGGCACATCTTCGGCCAGCAGTTGCTTGAGCATCAGGCCGAGATTGGTGGAGGCGATCTTGAGGTCGCCCACCAGTTTCTCGCCCACCATGCGCACGTTTTCCCAGAACCCGATGGGCTGGTCGTGCTTGTGGGCGTAAAGGGCGATCAGGCGCTTGCCAGCGTTGGCGGCAAGGGCGGCTTTGTCGATGGTGTCCTGGTCGCGGTCCAGTGAAGTGCTGGACATCACGAACCGGGCATCGAAGTCAGTGTCGGCGCTCTTTTCCAGTGCGGCGGACAGGATCTTGTTGTTCATTGCGCGATGGTGCCCTGTTGCTGGCACCGTTGCGCTGGTCTGCGCCGGATTTTCCGTGACGTTCTGACCTGCCGGGACGGTTACGAGATTTCACGGTCGCATCCCCGCAAGAACTATGTGCGGCGGGTATAGCTTTTCTGACTGGTCAAGGCAAGACCAGTTCCCAGCGGTCAATCCCGGAATT